CGAACACGCGGGTTATTAACCTCGTGGAGACGGACTTCAATGTCGAGTATGGCCGATTCACCAAGGCCTTTTACTCAGCACTTAAGCTTCGTCCGGAGTGTGGTAGCGGCGTCAATGCAGCCCAGTTGGCTGCAAAGGTGGCCGCTGCCGCAGAGGCTGGCTTGCTGGACAGCATAGACATAGCGGACATGGACGCAAGTCAGGGCACTGAGGCACGCTGTGGCATCTACGAGGAAGTGATGCGCGCGGTGTTTGCCTCTCACCTGAAGGAGCTCGAGCCGTTGTTACTAGCGGCACGGACCAACAAGCTTAAGTACCGTGGAGGTGTGGACGATGTGGAGAAGGAGGTCGTGGTTGTGCGCGACCCCAACATCTCCGGAAGTTCCGACACCACCAACGTCAACACGGTCATTATGATCGTGGCGGCGTTCGCGGCGGCTAAGCTTGAACACGGTAGCTATGACAAGCAACCCGTGGGTCTGTTTTCGGGCGACGATGGGTTAGTGCCCCGCACCATTCGGCGCAAATTCGACGCCGTTATGGATGCGATTGGGTTCACCGTCAAGGTGGAGGACTTGGCCTCCCCGGAAGCTGTTAAGTTTCTCAACCAGATCTTTGTGTCGCCAAGCACAACCAGGACATCCACTCCGTCCATGCATCGCCTTCTGTCGAAGCTTTGCGTCATCACAACAGCCAATGCTGGGTTGTTGGAAAAGGTTATGGGATTGAATATCTCGTACCCCACCAACCCTGTCGTGCAGGCTGTTACCCGCGCGTATTCTACCGCGTACGGGCTTGGTGGCGCCGAGTTTGCGAAGGAGCGCAACCGCCTGAAAAAGAAACCGACCTTTGAGTTGGCTTCGAAGCAGGAGGCTGGCGCTTTCTTGTACGACAAGAAGGATGAGGGTGCTGTGTACCGAGAGATCGCGCACGAGGCGCGTCGAGACGTGGCCTTTGTGCGCGCATGGGTGAAAGAGTTGGGCAAAGTCCGTACGCCGGATGACCTGCTGAAGGTTGGCTTCCTTCGGGACGACGGTTCCGAGGTTGATGGCAAGTATCCTATCACGCGGGTGGCGTACCCCACTCTTCCTGTGAAGGGCAAGTAGGCCCTTTTCCGCCAGTGGCGGCGCCTGGGTGGGAGCGTATCCCACCCCTGCGTCCCGGTAACGTGAGAGAGCCGGGCGGGGCGGAATCCCCGCAACACTTCGCAACAACATTGTCGCGGAACACAAAACATTAGCTAGCATGCCCCGTAAGTCAACGCAACGGGTAGTACCGGTGGTTGCGCAGGGCGCCCTTATGGGCGCCGTGCGCGCAGCGCAGAAGGCATCCAAGAAGAGTGGCGGTCGCAAGGCCAACACCAATCGGATGCAGATTGCGCCGCGCGCGTTGCGCGCACTGGACGCCCCAGCGAT